TCCATTGGTGCAACCAGGGACAGTTGTAGGAGATAAAGTTCCTATTTTAGCAAAAGGTGTTATATCGGGATCAAATTTGATAGCGGTATACTAAAACAAAAACAAACAATTAAATTAAATCAAATCAAATAAAATGGCAAAGAAAAATAAAATAACTAAAGACGAGCTAGAGCTAGTTCTTAATTCTGCATCAAAGTATAATGAGATATTAATACAAATGGGAGGAGTACAAGTAACTATGCAAGATTTAACTATGCAAGCTGCTAAATTAAGAGCTAACGTTGAGCAAGTTAAAAAAGATCTACAAGAAAAATATGGAAGTATTAATGTAGATTTAAAAGATGGATCTTACACTAAGCCAGATGTCGAAGATAAGAAAGATTAGTATAGGTTCTGACTATAAAAATGATGCAATGCATTATTCAACTGGTCAGGAAGTATACGGTGGGCATATAATTAGTGATATTCTTTTTGAAGATCAAGACCAATCATATAATATTTTTATAACTAAAAATAATGAAGTCTTACCTTGGAAAAAGTTTAATTCTAATATGGCTGTATCAGTAGAGTATGATCTTAAGTATTAATGCAAAGCTTATATAACTTCATTGTTAAACCACTAAATGACAGGTATGACAATATACGAAGAGTTGATGATACTAACCTTATTATCAATACTAGCATTGAAAACCATAGATTTATTAGTAAAAAAGCTGTAGTAGTTCAAACTCCTGCAGCTTATGCTACTAAAATAAATATAGGTGACGAATTATATGTTCATCACAATATATTTAGAAGATGGTATGATCAAAAAGGCAGAGAGCGTAATAGCTCTACTTTCTTTAAAGATAACTTATACTTTGTATCTCCACAGCAAATATATATGTATAATCTAAATACTCATTTAGATTATTGCTTTGTTAAGCCAATTAAAAATAAAAGCATTTTAGAAAACAGGAAAGAACAACCTAATGTTGGTATAATGAAATATACTAATAGTGCTTTAGAAGCCATAGGAATAACACCTGGAACACTTATTACGTTTACACCAAACTCTGAATTTGAGTTTATTATAGAAGGTGAGCGACTTTATTGTATGAAATTAAATGATATAGCCTTAAAGCATGAATACCAAGGAAACGAAAAAGAAAATAATCCAAGCTGGGCAAAAAGCCATTGAGGAATTAATTAAGGTAGCAAAAGAAAAGATTGTAGACTCAGACGATGATGTAAGCGCTGACAGACTTAAAAATGCTGCCGCTACAAAAAAACTAGCTATAATGGATGCTTTTGAAATATTAACCAAGATACAGACAGAAGAAGAACTGTTAAGTGAAAAACCTAAAAATAAAGTTGAAAAGAAATTTAAAGGTTTTGCAGAAGGGAGAAGTAAGTGAGTTATAAGCAAACTCTTTCGGAAGAAATTAAAGACGTTGTAAATCCTAAAATATTAAATAAAAACAACAGATTAAAAAAATGGGAGTACGGTTATAACTCTGATTATGATTTTATAGTAATAAGTAAAACTGGAACAATTGGACAAATCATTGAAATACAAAATCTCCGGATTGCTTTACCAACAGCAGATAAATCGTTTAAACGAAGCAAAAACAAAGCGGAACAATATTGGGAAAAGTTTGAATATCCAAAAGAATTACAAAGAATAAAAACAAGATTTGATTGGGAAGAATATCCTACAGATTTTAAAGAGAAATGGTACGACTATATAGACAATGAATTTACTAGACGAGAAAAAGGATTTTGGTTTTATAACAATGGTGTTAATACTTACATTACTGGCACTCATTACATGTACTTGCAATGGTCAAAGATTGACGTTGGAGCACCAGACTTTAGAGAAGCAAACAGACTCTTCTTTATATTTTGGGAAGCATGTAAAGCCGATACAAGATGTTACGGGATGTGCTACCTCAAAAACAGACGATCTGGATTCTCTTTTATGTCGAGCGCAGAACTTGTTAACCAAGCTACAATATCTTCCGATGCTAGATTCGGTATACTGTCTAAGTCTGGAGCAGATGCCAAAAAAATGTTCACGGATAAAGTTGTACCCATATCAGTTAACTACCCGTTCTTTTTTAAACCCATTCAAGATGGTATGGACCGGCCAAAAACTGAACTGGCTTATAGAGTACCAGCCTCAAAGCTTACTAGAAGAAAGCTGGAATCTAATGAACAGCTCAGAGAACTAGACGGACTTGACACAACTATTGACTGGAAAAACACTGGTGATAACTCTTATGATGGTGAAAAGTTAAAGCTATTAGCTCACGATGAAAGTGGCAAATGGGAAAGACCTGATAATATATTAAATAACTGGAGAGTTACAAAAACTACATTAAGGCTAGGTTCTAGAATAGTAGGTAAATGTATGATGGGCTCTACTTCAAATGCTTTAGATAAAGGTGGAAACAACTTCAAAAAATTATACAACAATTCAGACGTTACAAAAAGAAATAGAAACGGGCAAACATCTTCTGGCCTCTACTCTCTTTTCGTCCCTATGGAATGGAACTACGAAGGATTCATGGATACTTTTGGACTTCCTGTCTTCACTGGACAAGATGCTCCAGTCAAAGGAGTTGATGGTTACGAAATTACAACAGGAGTTATTGAACACTGGGAAAACGAAGTTGAAGGATTAAAGAATGATCAAGACAGTTTAAATGAATATTATAGACAATTTCCTAGAACAGAACAACATGCTTTTAGAGATGAGTCAAAACAAAGTTTGTTTAATCTTACTAGAATTTATCAACAGATAGATTATAATGAAGAATTTAACAATAGGGCTAATGTAACTAAAGGTAAGTTTATTTGGCATAATGGTATTAAAGATACTTCTGTAGATTTTATACCTGACAATAATGGAAGATTTTTAATAACTTGGGTTCCACCTAAAAACTTACAAAATCGAGTAATAGTAAAGAGTGGTATTAAATATCCTGCTAACGAGCACATCGGATGTTTTGGTTGTGATAGTTATGATATTAGTGGAACTGTTGATGGTAAAGGATCTAACGGCGCTTTACATGGTTTAACCAAGTTTTCAATGGAAGACGCACCACCTAACCATTTCTTTTTAGAATATGTAGCAAGACCACAAACTGCTGAGATATTTTTTGAAGATGTGTTAATGGCAATGGTATTTTATGGCATGCCAATACTGTGTGAAAACAACAAACCTAGACTTTTGTATCATTTAAAAAGAAGAGGTTACAGAGGGTATTCAATGAATAGACCTGATAAAATTTGGAATAAATTATCTATCACAGAGAAAGAAATAGGTGGCATACCTAACTCAAGCGAAGATATTAAGCAAGCTCACGCAGCTGCTATAGAGTCGTATATTGAAGAACATGTAGGATTAAACAATGAAGACTATGGAGACATGTATCTTCAAAAGACATTAGAAGATTGGGCGGTTTTTAACATAAACAACAGAACAAAGCATGATGCTACTATAAGTTCTGGACTTGCTATTATGGCTTGTAATAAAAACAGGTATAGACCTGTACCCGATTTAAAAGTACAACCTATATATCTTGGAATTAAAAGATATGATAATAAGGGAAGCATTTCAAAAATTATAAAATAAATATGGCGCAAATTTATACTAGCAATAATAGTTCATTTCCAAATCAAGTTGTTTCTGATGCTGAGAAAGCAACAGAAGAGTATGGTTTAGCTGTGGGTAGAGCAATAGAGGGTGAATGGTTTAGAAATTACAGAGGTGGAGCTGGCATGTCTGGTTACGCTGTTAATTATAATCATTATCACACGTTAAGACTTTATGCAAGAGGTGAACAACCTGTTCAAAAGTATAAAGATGAATTAGCCATAGACGGTGATTTATCATATTTAAATTTAGACTGGAAGCCAGTGCCTGTTTTATCTAAGTTTGTAGATATTGTAGTTAATGGTATAGCTGATAGAAGTTATGAGATAAATGCTTTTGCTCAAGATCCAGTTTGTTCACAGAGAAGAACTAAATACGCGCAAGGATTAATGACAGACATAGTAGCTAAAGATTTCTTGACAGAAGCTAAAGCTGTTTTAAATGTTGATGGATTTAACTCAGTTGACCCAGACTCAGCTCCTCAAGACAAAGAAGAGTTAGCCGTGCATTTACAAATGGACTTTAAACAAAGTGTAGAAGTAGCTGAAGAAGAAGTTATAAATCAAGTATTAGACTACAACAAGTATGATTTAACAAGGCAAAGAATTTGTTATGACTTAACAGTTCTTGGCATTGGTGCTGTAAAAACTAGATGGGATAGGGCTAGAGGCGTATGTGTAGAATACGTAGATCCAGCTACTTTAGTTTATTCTTATACTGAAGATCCTAACTTTGAAGACTTATATTATGCTGGAGAAGTAAAGTCTGTTTCTTTGCAAGATTTAAAA